CAAGTACGAGGAGATCATTGGAGCAGCAAAATGACAGAGAAGTGGTTCGAAAACTGGCTAATAGAAGAAATCCCATTCCACAAAGTAAAAAAGCTGCGGATCACCCTGCCCAACTCAGCTACAGAAAAACAGCCACTAGTAATCATTCAAGGCAAGAAGCTAACAAAACGGCAAATCACCGAGCTGAGTGGGATACTCACATCAGCATTCCATCAAATCCAGAGTGACAATGGAGGGTATAAAAAGTGAAACCCCGGACACTAGCACGCTACATCGAACGCAAACTCCAAACCGGCAAACTAACTCTCACGGCAGATGATAACGACGGACAATACATATTCAGTACGCAAATGGGCAGAATCATCGGACTGATAGACCGTGGCGACCACTACGACCTACACGACATGCACAACCCAGATGACCAACCAGGAAAGCCAACAGCACAAATTACGAAAGGAAAAAACCTCAAATGGAAACTCCTAACATCCACCCACTAAAAGCCATGTTATTCGGGCTCGCAGTATCCCTAATAGCCACCGGAACCCTCATCACCATATCCGCCGTACTATCACTCGTGCTACACTAGACCCATTATTAAAGTACCCATAGCCCTCAGAGAGGATACCTATGAACGACGCAACCCAATTAACGGAGTTCGACAGCCAAAAGAAAATCATCGAAACACAAGGCAAGAAGTTTAAGAATTGGTGTGCATATTTCCTAGACCCACAATCAGAGAGTTACGGAAACGCCACCAAATCAGCACTCAAAGCCTACAAAACGAAGAAATACTTTAACGCTGGAGCGATCGGTCACCAAAACTACAAAAAACTACAAAACATGGGCATGACGTTCTCGGAAGTGGAGGGCATCAGCGTCCAAGAATGGTACAAGATCGCAGCAAGCAAGGCACTCAAAGGAAGCTACGAGCAAACAATCGACTTCATGAGAGAAATCGGAATCCTGGAAAAACCGAGCAATGTACCGGCAAACCAACTCAACCAGCAGTTTAACTTCGGGGATCTCGCAGAATCATTCGCCCAGGCACGCAAAGAACGAGGCTTGGACAACCCTCAAACGCAATCTAGAACTAACAGTAGCCCTGGGAGTTCTGATTGAAGTAATATTAAGCACAGCCCTATGGCTAAGGAGGTAGCATGTATCCGACCGACAGAGAACTAGCACGAAACGTAGTAAACGACCTCTGGGATCTATTTGGAGTCCTGAGTAGAGAACAGCAACAAGCGCTGCAAACCTATTTTGAGGAGCTGACAGCCAAAGGCATCCTAGTGTACCCACAGCCACCAGTATCTGCAGCAATGAAAGAAAACGCTAACGTTGGCGCCCCAGAAGCAAGTATCTCCCAGGCAAAGTAGCCTATTGACAAAGCATATTCCAGGCGTGTACGCTTATGTAAGTATATAACGTACCGAAAGGAAGCCAATGCAGTCAGCATTCCAATTTACCGATAGCAAGGGAGGAGTCTGGTATCTCCACACCAAAGAAGTAACCCTCAGAAACGGTCACGAGCAAGTGATCTACTACTTCGCACGAGTCGAGGACTTCGACCACACATGTGACATGCCAGCCGGCTATGAGGTAATGGAAACCAAGAGAACAGGGATGCCAGTTCTCAAAAAAGTAAGTTAGAATAAAAACGCCCACGTCCATCGTGGGCACGACGCAGGATGGCAGAGTGGTCATGCACCCGGCTCATAACTGGGCTAACATCGGTTCGAGTCCGATTCCTGCAACACTATGGAAGACCTACCAAACCCATACCAAAAAGACGAATTCGAGATGATAATGCTCACCGGATTCCTGATAGGTGCCATGTTACTGGCGCTTATTCTCAAGTACCTAAACTGATTGACAACACCCACCTAAAAGGTGTTATTATATTTCCATGCGCCCTCAAAACATAACCCCAATCGATGTACAAATCCCTTTCGATCTAGCCTCTGCCCTGGTCAAAGCAGTTGGTCGTATGACTGTCTCAGGTCAGCCAACCGCAGCAGATACATTCGTGCTCGGGTCAATTGAATACACCCTCGTCTCAGAACTCACTGCAGCAGTAGCAGCTACAGCCACCCTAACTTCAGATGAAACACAGCCAGACGCCGGCGACACAGTCACCGTAGGCGACCAGACATACACATTTGTTACAGCTCTCACAGCCGTATACGGTGGAGTGCGAAGCTACATTCCCAACGAAGTCCTCATCGGAGCAGACGCAGACGAAACCCTAGAGAATCTGGTGGCAGCCATCAACAACGACGGCGTAGCAGGTACCAACTACTCACTTGGAACAGAACTCAACCCATTAGTAAGTGCAGCAGCTGTGAGTGCCCATGCAACCGTGATGACCGCACGATCAACAGGAACGGACGGCAACGCCATCGCTAAAGCAGAAGACTCAGACCATCTTGATTGGGATGGATCAGGCGCAGTATTTACCGGAGGAGTGGACACAGTAGCAAATGAAATCCTTATCGGAGGATCAGCTGCAGTAACCCTCGACAACATCAAAGACGCAGTAAACGGCACAGGCGACGGAGAAACAACCGGAGCAGGATTCACATACTCGGTAGGCACAGTAGCCAACACGCAAGCAACCGCCACAACCAACGCAGCGACCACACAAGACTTCGAAGCAGTAACAGCAGGAACCCCAGGTAATGCAGTCGTGTTCACAGAAGACATGGGTAACACCACGATCTCAGGCTCGGGCACACTCGGAGGCACAACGCTGGGAGCATCAACCAAGGGCAAATACACATTCACAGACAGGGGCACAGCTCACAGATTTGTGACCACCATCGGCGACCTAGTAGGAACCGGAACCGTGGCAGTAGCCCTCTACAACGAGGACGACGTACTCATCAAGACTTTGCAAGCCACCCAAGCTCAATCAGGAGCAGCAGACACCGCCTACGAGGTAGAAATTAGCCCTGGCGACTACATCCTCTGCACAGCATCGGCGGTTGTAGCCTCGACAGATTACGTCCACCTCAGCGTCCGATAAACCTCTCGAATCAGCCACCTTTAACTGCTATACTGGTTTTGCATATGACGAAACCAACGCACTACTGTCAAGCCTGTAAAAAGAAACACTCCCTAGACAACACATTCTCATTCTGGAAGTCCAAGCAACACAACGGCAAAACAATCTGGTGGTGCAACAAAGGCATCGACTGTGCCGGCTGCAAGACTGTGCACGCCAAAACAGGCATAACCAAAGGACTCCCACACCCCTCCGGCAAAACACTCTGGTTCTGCAGCAAGTGGTTCAAACGACACGGCAACGGAGAGATTGACTTCGAACAGTGGAGCCCACAGGAAGTAATGAGTGGCGTCCACCTCGGATTTGACCGAGAGGAGCGATTCGGAGCAGACACCGAGAACCACGACATCGTCCACGGACAACAAGAGGGCGAAATGAAGCAAGCACTTGATGAACTCTATGAGGAGGAAGTCCTAGACGGACGCTGGAGAGAATGAACATAGAAACCCCTCACGACCTAATGGAACTGGCGCTGGTAGACCCCAAGCAGATTATCGAAACATGCTTCTGGGTGGTAAACAAGTCGGGCGACAGAGTGCCATTCATATTCAACGACCTGCAGAACGAGTGGTACTACAACCGCACCATGCGTGACGACATCCTCAAAGCCGGACAGGTAGGATTCAGCACCGCAATCCTAGCAATCCTCACAGTCAAATTCCTACTGGTACCAAACGCATGGGCAGTGTCATTGTCATACGAAGCAGACGCCACAGCACGCCTATTCAGCAAGGTAGACTACTGGCTCGACCGTCAGAACCTCCACCCAATTCTCCAGCCGTTTTTAGAGCTTACAACAGACCGCATCGGACAAAAAGTAAACAAACGCATGGGCTCACGCTTCTACGTGGGTACAGCCGGAGCACACGCATTCGGACGTGGGGACACCATCAGGTACGCCCACCTCTCCGAAACCAGCAGGTGGAAAGACGCAGGAACCATTGCCACCGGCATTATCCGTGCAGTGCCGCTGCCAGAAACAGGTATCGACACGTGGATTGTAGGCGAAACCACAGCCAACGGCGTAGGCAACTACCACCACAAAGAGTTCGTCCGAGCCATGGAGGGCAAGAGCAAGTTCAAAGCCCACTTTATTCTGTGGCTGAAACACAAAGAGTACGAGTTACCAGGAGCTCCGATAGAACACTACGACGACACTGAAAAGCAGCTGATGAAGCTGTACCCACTCTTGGTAACAGACGCCAAACTCAGGTGGCGACGATCCATGATAGCCTCACTTAAATCAGAAGACGGCAGAACTCCAGAAGACATGTTCCGCCAGGAGTTCCCATCCACCTGGCAAGAAGCATTCCTATTCTCAGGTACCCCAGTGTTCCCACTGGAGAAGCTGCAGGAAATGATGAGCAAAAAGCAAGCCCCGATAGCAATCGGAGAGTTGATAGGCATGGCTCCAAACATGAAGTTCATGGACAAATCCAACAGCCCACTGAAAGTGTGGCAGAAGCCAGTCCCAGGACGTCAGTACATCATTTTTGCCGACGTAGGAGAAACAACCGACCGGTGTGTAGCAACAGTTTTAGACAGGGAAACAGCACAGGTAGTAGCCAAGTGGAAAGACGTTCTAGACGCCAGGAGTTTCGGCAAGGAAGTCGTGAAGCTGGGATACTGGTATAACACAGCGCTAACCGCCATCGAAATCAACAACATGGGACAAAGCACCCAGGATCAGCTGATCGAAGCCAACTACCCAAACATCTACTTCCGCCAGCGCCTAGACAAGGTAAGCAAGGAAGTCATCGACGAAGTACCAGGCTGGAGAACAACCAGTCAAACCAAAGCCCAAATGATCGGACACTTCCAAAACCTGATAGCAGAGGGGCACGAGGTGTACGACGAAGACATCATCGGCGAACTCATGACATTTGTGCGAAAAGAAAATGGTAAGATGGAAGCAGTGCAAGGAGCCCACGACGATTGTGTTATAAGCGTTTGTGGTGCATACTTTATACTACGGCTACATCCATACACACCGCCAACTACAAGCACCAGAATCACTAGTACCCCAGGCAGCAGACTACGAAGAATGCGGAGTGTTACCAGAAAATAATTGGGGAACCTATGTACGATACACAAGAAGAAACAAAAGACTCCACAGCTCAAATCTTAAAGAAACGAGCAGACCTATCCAGGGAATACTGTCAGCCCTATTTCGACAGATTCATTGACAACTACGAGCACTACTTCATCCGGACAATCGACAAAGAAATCGAAGCCAACCAAGACGCCTACCCATTCTACTCACAGATAATGCTGCCGATGAGTTACCAAATTGTGGAAACCATCCTGCCACGCATGTTCGGGCAGATGTTTAGTTTTACCCTCGAAACAGAAGCAGACAACGACCGCCACGACGAGTTCGCCTTTGAGAACCTCGTGCGCTATCAAATCAGCCACCCCTACCTAGTTGACGACCCATTCATGGCACGCTTGATTACAGCAATGAAAGAGGAGTTTATCACCGGCAACGCCTGGTTCAGAACACCGTGGATAACCCAATACGAAACTGTTCAGAAGTGGATGCCATACTCACCAGAGCTAGGTATCGCACCAAACAACAATTTCGAGGAAGTAATGGAAGTTACAGCACAGTTCGGCATTGAGCCACGCTGGATGCTCGTGGACACCAAAGACAAAGTGTTCGACGCACCAATGTTCCAGCACAGAAGTATTTTCCAGGTATTACCAGACCCCAAAAAGAAACGTGTGAGTGACCTCGGCTGGATTGTCGACGAAGAAATGATGACCATGGACGAAATCATGACCATGATCAACTCAAGCCCACGCCAGTTCCAAAATGTAGACCAACTCAAGAAGCTACACGAAGCCAAGGACACTGCAGAGCGTAGTAACGACAGCACCGACTACATGCAAGAACTAGCGGAAATTTTCGGCAGCGACGACTTCTCAACTAGGGACGACACCCAGCACCAATTCAAAGTAAGCACCATGAGTGAGCGTGGCAAGCTGTGTGTGGTAATCAACGAGAAACTGACCATCAGAGAGGGATCAAACCCCAACGGTGACGGCAAAATAGGATACGGTCTGATGAAAGACATCCCAATCCCTCACGAGCTATACGCCTGGGGAGAGATCGACCCAATCAAGCGCCTGGAAGACGGCATGTCCGACCAATTTAACATGCGTAACGACGACGTATTCTACGACCTCATGAGAATGTGGCAGGTAGACCCAACAGCGCTGGTAGAGGGCGAGGAGTTCCACCCAGAGCCAGGTGCCATCATTAACATGAAGCCAAACTCTCCAAAGAACTCAATAACGCCGCTAGATAAAACCCCAACCCCAGCCAGTGCATACCGTGAGTTCACCGAGTGGGAGGGAATCATCCAAGGGACGTCGGGAGTAACAGACTACGCCACCGGCGCATCAGAGCCCGGCATGAACCCAACCATGGGCGGTGTGGAGAAACTGCAATCAGCAGCCAACAACCGATTCGCACTGAAGCTGAACCTGTTCGAAGTCCTCGCACTAACCGGCATCGGCACACAGTACATCCAGAGAAACATTCGCTTCTTCGACGAACCAGTGCCAGTGAAGACCAGACAAGGCAAGATGATGGTCACGCCAGAGAGCATTCGCAGACTCCGAGCACCGATCAGATTCAAGGTAACATCAGGCTCAACCGAGGTGCAAAACCTCGATAAAGAGTGGGCACGCTGGAAAACTGTAGGAGAGATGGCAG